TTATACAGAGCCAGATCATTGGTATTTTACCGAAGGACCTCATTATCTTTATAGTCATATTCGTGCAAAAAGGGAGATAGAATAAACCATGGATAAAATCTTTATTAGTCTTGCAGCATACAGAGACCCAGATTTAATAAATACAGTTAAAAGTTTTTATGAAAATGCAGAGAAAAAGGATAGATTGTTTTTTTCTCTAGTTTCTCACGAGGACCCAGAAAACGCATTTGATTTTAGTTTTATTCCAGCAAGTCAGATGTCATATCAAAAAATTGACTATAGACTTGCAGACGGAGCATGTTCTGGAAGACATCTAGCAAACTCATTGCTGTCTGATAAGTATAGATTTTTCTTGCACACAGATTCTCACTCTAGAGCAAAAAAGAATTGGGACACAATTCTTATAGAAGAATACGAGAGATGTTCTGTAAAATGGGGAGAAGAATATATATTTACTAAATACCCACACGGATTTTTGAGAGAGTGGGATGAAGATGGCATTGGAACAGACAAGATTAATTTAGATAACGAAACTATGCACAAGGTAGTTCCAGTATGGGATGACATAGAATGTGTTTACCTCCTAAGATGGAAAGATATTGAAGATCTTGAATATGGAGATCGAGTTTTTGGATTTGCAGCAAATTTTGCTTTTGGATCAGTTAAAGCATTTACAAAGGCTATTTATGACCCATACCTATATTTCCTTGGAGAAGAGATCAGTTTGGGACTTAGACTATCAGTTAAGGGTGTAAACCTTGTTGCACCACCAGTAAATGCAATTTGGACCAACTATGACAGAGATAATGGAAAAAGAGATTTTCACTGGGTTGACAATCAACTTTGGGGACTTAGAGATAAGGCTGCAAGAATTAGGCTGAGCCAGTTATTTCGTGGGGAAGATTTAGGAGTTTATGGATTCCAAGATGATATGCAAGCATATAGAGCGTTGCAGGAAGAAATTGGCCTTGACTTTGAATCAAAAGACTACATTAAGCCAATATACAAAAACTAAAAATGGCCACCTAAAATAGATGGCCATAATTAGTATTTTTATTACTTAGGAAATTTAGCCATCCAGGACTTAGTTCTTGGAGTAATACCTTTCCAAGAAGACCAGTCTTCTCCACCGTTTGTCATATAGTATGCAATCTCTGCATTCTTTACGGGATTAAATAACTCAGCATTTGACTCAAGATCAAACTTGGTTCTACGATCAGGACCAAGAGCATCTATCATATTTATCTGGAACATTCCAAAAGAGGAGTCTCCAGTTCTGTGATTTCCATTATAGGCCAAAGGACGACCATTGGATTCTTTCTTTGCAACTGCCCAAGCAACCACAAGGTCTTTACCCTTGAAGCCAACTAGCGAAAGCAGTTCTTTTAGTTCCAAATCAGTGAGAGATGTTTTATTTTCAAAACTCTCTAACTTTTTTGCTTTAGAAACCAAAAAAACCTCTTGCGAGGTATTTGTCGAGACCTGAGCCTGTTCGGGACTTAGGTTATTCTCTTTAGTTGAAGCATTAGCAGTATTAGTAAAAACCGCTACTAACATGCTAATACTGAGTATGCTGATGATTTCCTTGTTTCTTTCGATAAATTTAATCATAGTTTCCTCCTTAGAAAACAATAACACCCGTTTAGGTGTCTGATACAAGTATAGCATGATTTTTCCTCAAAAGTCAACTTTGAAAGGTGGTATAATAAAGTATTATGGCAACAGGCTCATCAAATAGATTTAATTTACCATATCCGCTAGATACTAATCCAGTTAATGTTCATGGGGATATCAAGCAACTTGTGGATAAACTAGAAGTGGTTTTACCACCACTAGGTGTCTCGTATTTTGAGATTCAGGTAATTAATAATTCTGGATCAGCAATTGGAGCAGCAACACCAGTTTATGCAACTGGATACACAACAAAGACAACAATTGAGGTATCGCTTCCATCTACTACAAAGCCAATTCTTGGATTAACTAAAACATCAATTGCAAACAATGCAGAAGGAATCGTTGTAGTTGCAGGAATTCTAGAAGGTGTAAATACGTCATCATTTGTTAGTGGAGATGTTTTATATGTTGCACCAGGTGGAGGGCTAACAAATGTTCAAGCAGGTGGAGCAGTTGGAGTTGTTGCTCATGCAGCCTCTGCTGCATCAAATGGAATTATTATTGTTGAGGCAAAAGGAAACGGAACTTGGGGGGCACTTAAGGCTGGATTAGCCTAATAGTGATATAATAAAATAATGGCAACTCTAAGAGGATCTCAAACATCATACGATATAGGAAACAAACCACCTACAGTTATTTGGACTGTTGTCCGTGGTGACACTTCTGGGTTTAAAGTTTATGTAACAGATGATGCAAAGCAGCCACTTATCCTAAAGGGAGAAAGTTCTGAGTGGAACATTAATATGAAGATTAAGCGCCCTAGCAATCCGTCTGATCTTGGAATCATTACTGACGATGCAACGCTTATTTTAAATTTATATCCAGTTGCTGATGAAGATGATTTAGTTGGAGAATTTACAGTTTGGCTTACAGCAGAAGAATCTAATGTCTTGCAGACAGGAGACATCTTTGATATTCAGGTTAGCGACCCAACAAGAGTCTGGACAGTTTGCCAGGGTAGCATGAAGATTCTTGAAGATGTAACAGATTAATGGCCACAGCGTTAATACTTGATGATTTAAAAAGTAAGACAGAGCGAATTTTTCCAATAGACTATCCAATAGTCCAAATCGAAGACCTAACAATAAATACAATAATAACAGAGGTTTTGCCGTTTAGAGTTAAGTTTACAGCAATTCAAATACAGGCCATTGGTTTGGGTAATACTCCAGCAATCCCTCTTCAAGTTATAGGATACAGCAACTATATTCTTTAATAGGCTTATTAAATGGATGATATAATTACCACATGGCAAAGATATCAATTCCAGGAGTTAAAAGTTTATTTCAAACAGGAGATAGACCTACTCAAGAAAATTATGAAGATTTAATCGATACACTGGCTGCCCAGTCTACAGACCTAGGTTCAGCAGGTAATAATGAAAATACAATAAATGGTATTGAGAATGCAACCGTTATTGATAACTTTGACGCTACAGTTTGGCGTATGGTCAAATATATTGTTTCAATATCAAAGACCTCTGCAGGGGATAACAAGTTCTATGCAACCGAACTAACGATTCTTGTTGACGGAATAAATGTAAATGTCAGCGAATATGGAACAATCGACAATGATGGGAATATTGGCACCATTAATGTCTCTCGCACTGGAAATACCGTGGCTCTAACAGTCACTCCAGATCCTGCGATCAAGCCAGTCACTGTGCGATTTGCTCGTATGGGACTTAAGGCATAACTAAGGAGATATAAAAAATGGCAACAGTAAATAAAGATTTTAAAATTAAGAGTGGTCTTATTGTTGAGGGAACAACAGCAACAGTAAATGGATATGACATTCTTACAAAGAAGCCAGCAGATGATCAATATATTATTGATTTAATTGGTGGAGAAACACTAGTAAAGTCTGTTTCAAATGAGTTTGACGTAAGTGTCGCTGGAGAACTTTCAATTGATCGTGCTACAGTAGATGCTTATTATGATGCAGCAGGAGATGCTGCAGATGCAGAGCAGGCTGCTAAGAGTTATGCAGACGGACTTGCATCAAACTATGACCCAGCAGGATCTGCACAAGGTGCATATGATAACGCAGTTATATATGTAAATGATGAAATCACAACAGCACTTGGAACAGCACAAGGATATGCAAATACTGCAGAAGATAATGCTAACTCTTACACAAACACAGCAATTACAAACCTTGACCTGTCGAATACATATGATGCAAAGGGTTCTGCAGCAACCGCAGAGCAAAATGCTAAAGATTATGCAGACAACCTAATTGATGATGCGTCAAATCTTTCAACAGAAGTTTGGTCAGCATACAAGACAAGCACAGAGATTGGTCTTGCACAAGCAGCAGCAGAGCAGCATGCAGATGAAGCAGTGGCAGCACTTGTAGATTCTGCTCCAGCACTGCTTGACACATTGAACGAATTAGCAGCAGCAATTAATGATGATGCAAACTTTGCTTCAACAATTGGAACATCAATTGGTGAAAAGGTAGCAAAGGCTGGCGACACAATGACAGGTGCTTTGACACTTTCAGGTGCACCAACAACTAGCCTTCATGCAGCAACAAAGGCATATGTTGATTCAGCAGAATCAAATGCAATTTCAACAGCAGCAGCAGACGCTACTACAAAGGCAGATGCAGCAGAAGATGCAGCCATCGCTGCAGCAGCACTAGATGCAACAGCAAAGGCAGATGCAGCAGAAGATGCAGCCATCGCTGCAGCAGCACTAGATGCAACTGATAAGGCTAACGCAGCCCAGTCAGCAGCAATTGCACACGCAGATGGATTGAAGACATTTGATATTGCAGAAGATCAGAATCTATACTTTACAGATTCTCGTGCAAAGACATC